TGCTCCCCCAACATTAACCTCTGCATTGGTAGCTGTGGCTAAACGCCAGCCACTGTCAGAAGCTCAAGCAAAAACCTTATCTCAGTACGGGCCAAAGCAGTTCTTCTCCAAGGGTTCTGATCGTCTTCGCAGCAATGGCATGAAGTGGTTAGGTGATTTCATCCAGCCTCTCTCTGGTTCTGGCTTCCACGAGAAGCAGAACTCTGAGCTTGCTCGCAGGATTATTCCGATCATTCTAAAGATCAAAAAACTTCCCGATGCAAAAGGTATTGTTGGAGCTTGGGCTTCAAAGAATAATCCTCTAAGAACCAATCAGGCTCCTAGTGTCACTCGTATCGTGAAGACGTTGCGTAGACCTCTTGGGCATGAGTCAGAGAAGCGTCTGTCTCCAGAAGAGTTTGCGGTCTATCAAGACCTTCGTGCAGTGTTCTCTCAAGAGGCGATCAGCTTAAAAGAGTCGGGCGTAATCATGGGCCACATCGAGGACTACTTCCCTCAAGTGTGGAACAAAGAAGCCATGATTCGGGATAAAGATGGAGTCGTATCTGAACTTGCTCGTCACTTAATGCGAGAGTCAATCACTGAGCGTAACGCTGACATCACTCCGCAACAGGCTGTAGAGAAAGCTGGCAATATCTTTAATCGTTTAACTGATGATGATGGCGTGTACATGCCTCCTCCAACAGGTGGACGTAGAGATGCAACAGGTGATCACATTGATTACCAGCGTATGCTCCGTCTTGACCAGTACCCTGACTCACTCAAGTCTTTGGAGAAGTATTTAGAGAACGACCTCGAAGGCATGATGACCAAATACTTTGACCTATCTACTCGCAGAGTGGCAATGGCAAATCAGTTTGGCACAGGCTCTCATGGTTACTATGACTACATCTATACAGTCGAGCATGGTCTGCGTGGAGTCGTTGATTTAATCACTAAAGGCAAGGTGTTCTCTCGTGAGATTATTGTGCCAGACGCTGAAGGAACAACAAAGGCCACCATTGAGAATGACCTATTCACTCCAATGACCCAAGACCCAGCTCAAGCACAAGAGATTGCAAACCAAACATTGGAAATTGCAAAGACTCAAGGGCCAGCCGCAGCGCGTGACTTCTTGATTGCCACTCACCCCAAAGCGACACAGGCTTGGGAGAAGAGGGCAGATGCTATCGCTAATGCTCTGGCTGAGTTTGAAGGCAAGCAGGGGATGATCCAAGAGAAGGAGTATAAGTTTACGCAAGGTCTATTTAGTGCCACTCAGCGTAAGCCTGTGTCTCCACAGGACACGTTCTTTGAGATGCAGAACAAGACATCCAAGGTACTTCGATCTGTTAACGCAGTGTCTCTGCTTGGCTGGACTACACTCACCTCATTGGGTGACGTAGCGTTACCACTTGTTCGTTCTGGAAACTTCAGAGCATGGGCAAATGGCTTACGAAAGTATGCCGCTGATCCTCAGTATCGACAGGATATTCAGAAGGTCGGTGTTGCCATTGAGAACTTAACTCATGAGCGTCTCACTGGTTTGGTTGGAGCTGATTCAACGAAAGCAACTAACGCTTTCTTCAACTTCACCATGCTAACTCCATGGACAAACATGAACCGAGAAATGTCTGGTGCAGTATTCCATCAAGCCATTATCTCTGAGCAACGTACAGCCCTAACAGCTAAGAAAGGCACAGCGAAGTATAGAACTTCAATGCGCTTCCTTAACCGCTATGGTCTGGCTGAGTTCGGTAAAGAAGGTGCTAAAGATTTAAACGATCCTCGTATCCTCGATAACGATTCTGTTCGTGAAGGCATGATCCGCTTTGCTAACGAAAGCATCTTCACTCCTAACTCCAACGATGTACCGCTTTGGGCGCAGACTCCGTGGGGAAGCATCGCCTTCCAGCTCAAGTCATTCCCCTTGATGATGCAGCGTTTGACTCTAGGAGAAGGTGGATTAGTTAGTGAAGCTGCAAACCGAAACGTCTACCCATTGCTATATGCACTAACAGTTGGTGCTGGTTTTGGTATGGCATCCATGGCATCCAAAGACGTATCTCAGGTGCGTGGTGGTGATGATGATCAGAGTGCTGCACTGCGTAATCGTAACCTCCTCAAGTCACTTGGCTATGATAAGAAGATTCATGGTGATGAGAATGACTTCGCTGGCTGGTACTTAGATGGATTAATCCAGATGGGTGGTTTAGGTCTCCTATCCAACATGCTCTACGACTCAGCACAGCAGTTAGATAATGGTGCTTATGGTCAGATGCGTGTGGCCTCCACAGTGTTTGGGCCTTCGGTTGGTCTGTTCATGTCTGGCTATAACGTAGCGGCTGGTGGAGCAGATGCACTGGGAGATGCTATGGGTAACGAGTCAACCAACTCCAAAGAGCGTCAGGGTATTCGAGAGTTAGCTAGTCGAGTGCCAGTGCTTGGAGGAATCAAAGGTCTTAGAGAGGGTGTCGTAGATACCTTGGCTGGCGAGTCCGAGGTTGGTCAATCTAAGTCCACTGGTTCATTTGGAAGTAGTGGATTTGGAAGTAGTGGATTTGGAAGTAGTGGATTCTGATGAGTGAATACGCGAGTCCTCATTTTAAATGGTCGGAGTTTGCCTGTAAATGTGGGTGCGGCTGCGCCTACGTTTCAGAGCAAGCTATTGAGAAACTAGAGACGCTTCGAGTTCTTCTCTCCGCACCGATGACTATCAACTCATGCTGTCGTTGTCCGATTCATAATGCCAAAGTCGGTGGAGCACCACTAAGCCAGCATCGAGCAACAAAGAGTAATCCCTCTACGGCTTTCGACATTGCCATTGGCAATCACGATAAGCAAGAGATCATTGAGCTTGCTGAACTTGCTGGGTTCAAAGGTATCGGAACTAAATATAAGACGTTTGTACACGTTGATGATCGCCCTAATCGGGCAAGGTGGTAATGATGTTAGAGATGTTAGGGTCAGCCTTATTTGGTGGAGGCGTAGGAATATTTGGGTCAGTAGTCTCCAAGGTTCTATCTATCTGGCAATTCAAAGAAGAGTTGAAAGCAAAGAAAGTAGATTACGAGCATGAGAAGTCTCTGCTTGATAGACAGCTTGCTGCTAGGAAAGATGAGTTAGAGAGTGAACAAGCGATTGTTAATGTCGCTGCGGATGAATCAGTTCGTGTGGCTTCGTATCAACATGCGAACAGTGTTGGAGAGACCAGCGTATGGGTGAATAATATACTTCGATTGGTGAGGCCATTACTGACCCTGATGATGGTGTGTTTAACAGCGTACATCGCTGCAACATTTGATGCGCTGACTCAGAAAGAGTTGGCTTCACAAGTGATCGCAATCACATCCATGTGTTTTGCTTGGTGGTTCGGAGATCGTTCTAAGACGACAACTAAAACGCCTTAGTTACTCTCGTGGCTGTGGATGATACCGCATGTATTTTTCGGGATCATTGCAGCCTTCAGTTCCTCCGCAGTTATCACACAACCATGTGCCATCCTTGACAGGTTTAGAGAACTGACAGCTTGATGCCTCGACTGGCACAGCCATGTCACTCCAGCATACATCTCGTTTGAAACATCCTCGACATCTCCAGTCAGTTATATCTACAGAAATCTTAGCAGCATTGCCTTCTAGCACAGTCACTATGCGATGCTTTAGATAACTCCACTCAAGCTGATCGAACTCAACAATCTCCGCATGATAGCGAGACTTGTCTTTGTTGTACGCAATAAAGAATGCTTCTTTCATGTCAGCCAGTGCCATGTACATCATCAACTGACAGTAGTAGCTGTGGTGTGAAATCTTCACGCCCTTGTTCAGAAACTTTTGGAAGCTGGTGTTGTTCATGGATTTGATTTCAAGGATGTAGGTCTTACCATCCAACTCAATCATGCCATCAGTGTGCGAACTAATGTGTCCACCCAACTCCTGATAACTCCACTGCTCTCCAGTCTCAGGATCATTCTCGATGACCACTGCACCCTTAACTTTTTTGAGGTCAGCGACAACCACTTCTTCGATCATGTGACCCATCGCAAAGATGCGCTTGAGAAATGCTGGAGGCTCAGTGTTGGGGAATCCTCGCAATGAAAACGCTAGGTTAGCGTCACATGGATTACCTACTCCACTGGCCCCTATGTACTTGCGAGACTTGCTCTCCGTCTCTAGGTCATAAGCATTATCTATCAGCGTGATAACATTAAGTGCTGGCGATTGATCTGTCATTGAGAGTCACCTTGTATAAGTAAATTCCTTGGGAGAAGTAAATCTTATCCACAGTGTGAGCACCATGCCTATCCTTGCGGAGATGCCTGAGTTGTGCGCTCACACTAGCTTCGGGATCACCGCACTCTTTAGCGATAGCAGCCAGTGTCTTTGGTACGCCATCACGGGTTGCGAGTTTCACCCGATCCATTTGCTTGTCCAGCCTTGCGTCATCTCGCTCTGGCCTGTAGTCACTGCCATCAAACTTTTCCATACTCGTGTCCTCTTATTCTAGTACCAAAAAAGCCCCAATGAAGGGGCTTGGTGATCATGCTAAGATTTAGAAGGGGATGTCGTCATCGAAGCTATCCTTACTAGATGCAGTGCTGGTTGCACCCACTGGAGCGGCTGGTTGATCTCCAGCAGCAAAGTACGGGTTGTTTTGGCGTGGCTCACCACCACCTTTTCTGCGTTCACCTGTCTGATCTTGCCAGTCAGCACCTTGCACTACATGAACGCCAACTGTCAGACCTTTCATTTTCGCAACGTCTGGAGTTGAGTGGGCATAACCTGCCTTGACTAACATCGTCTTCAGCCTACGCTGACCAATCTCCTGCGCTTCAGCAGAAGCGTTGTGAATGTTCATGTAGTCGATGACCTGACCTGACCCATCCATAGATGTAAGGGTTACAGCTAACCGATGGCCTTTGCCATTTTTAGTCTTCTTAATCTCAGCATCTGCTATACGACAGATGTGTGCTCCAGCCGCTAGGGTTGAACCACCCTTGTCTGCTTCTATTCCTGCTAAGTCTATTCCTGCTAAACCATTCCAATCGCTCATAAGTTTACTTCTCCGTTGTGGCAGCTTTAGTGCTTGCCAGTTTATTAATATTGCTTGAGTGCTTTGCCCACTCTTCATCGTTCATCTGCATCTTTGCAAACAACACAGTGATGTCATCGCACTTCTCCACTGGCAGTAAACGCCTCCGTGGATCACGCGCTTTGGCGTAATGTCCTTGGACTTGATCAGTAACCAAGTACCGAGTCACCTTTAACTCTCCATCAACCTCCGCAGTCTTTCGCTTGCCACAGAACACATGGTCAAACAATGCAGGGATTTGCTTACTCACCTTGCCACCTTTAACCATGGGCCAGTAAGTAGTCTGTCCATTGTCATCCTCCTCCTCGGCTAGGAGACAGGTACACACAACGTGCATGTCCAAATCTCGCATCCACTTCAAAGCAGCAATCATCAATCGAGAGTTATCACCCCACTTATCAAACGTGTTTTTGTTGTCCTTGTGCTTCTCTTCCAAGAAAGACATTAGCTGATCCGACAACTCGGTTACTGAGTCAATGAAAATCGCCTTGTATCCCATTGATTTAAATTCTGCGCCTGTGATCATGCTCATCGTGCCGCGAAAGGAGAACACTCCCTTCTCTGGATCATGAGCATCATCCCAAGAGGTAACAGGGATCACATCAATGGATACGAGCGACAAAGATTTTAAGCCACCCTCCAAGGAGATGATTAAGGTCTTGCCGTACTCACGTTGAACGTGAATCGCTTGAGTGGTTTTTCCGAATCCATGATGAGCACATAAGAGAGTCTTCTCGAAGTGAACGTCTGCATCGGTGGTGCTTAATACTTTAAACATTAGATGGCCTCGATTTTAAATTTAGGTTTCGCGGCTGAACGAGTGAGTGCATGAGCCAATCGATCTCGATCAAATTGTGATGCCTTCTCGTAGCGTGTCTTGGTTACTGCAAATTTCACGTTCATGCACTCAGGTAAATCGTCTGGCCCCTTATAAAGGTATGCCATAACATCCTGATCCCATGTCATCTTCTCAGCTACTGTTGTCTGTACTAATAGCTGCTCGGTCTTCACAGAGTGCTCACCGACTTCTCTCATAGCAGGGGGTAATGCCATGGCTAACCCCTCTGTTGCAGCGTCTAAGGCTTCTTTGGCAGCTTTAAAGCGTTGCTGTAATAGAACAACATCAAGAGCATGCTCTTGGATGCGTTCTAAAAAGTCTGCACCTTCTACTTCTATCTTACTTGTTGGTAATGAAGAGCTGTCATCGTCATAACTGGATGGATCAAACATTCCCATGTGTATCTCCCTTCTTTCTTATTAATTAAATGTGATCTAATTTGTAATCATGCAAATGATATGTCACAATTGTGGCGAAATCAATACATTTTTTAAACAAGGGAAAAATAAAATGTCAGTTCAATACAGACTCAACATCAACAGGTTGTTCCGAGACCTTGGTGGCCCAAGTGCTATGGCCCGATACACAGGCCACCCTAGAACCTCTTTCTATAGGTGGATCAATGCAGACAGTGTTAGCTCAAAACTTTTGGAAGATATAAAAACTGCGTTCCCTGATTTGGAACTCGACTTTTATTTTGAACCTATCGAAGTACGAGAAGTGATTGCCAGAACAGGACATATAAAGAGGGGGCTTGCCCCAAGAACAATCGACAGAGAGTTAACACAAAAAGAAAAGAATGCGCGGAAGACGTATCACAAGGAATAAAAAAATGAGCAAAGGAAATTTAGATAAAGCGCTGGAGTATTTGGAATCGGGCTGGTCAGTCATCCCACTATCATCTACTGAGAAGCATCCATTAGTGAAGTGGAAGAAGTACCAGAAGGAGCACCCATTAACTGAAGACTTAGAGCACTGGTGGGAAATGTGGCCCGATGCAGACGTAGGCATAATCACTGGTGCAATCTCAGGGATATGCGTAGTCGATGCAGACAATGAGGAGTCTGTTGAACGTGCAGAACTGGAAGGTTATCTTTCTCCTATACAAGTGAAGACCAAGCGCGGTTGGCATTATTACTTTGCCCACCCAATGGATGGTGTAATCCGTGGCCCAAGGTCAGGGGTTAATAGTGGTAAGCACTGGATTGATTGCAATGGATTAGATTTCCGTGGCGATGGCAGCTACGTTAAAGCACCTCCCTCATCTGGCTACTCATGGAGCATTCCAGAAGGTATGGACTTGCATGAGGACATGCCTACCTTTAAGGACTACATCAAACCACAAGCATCTGTTGACTCCGTGACCTCTGAGTTTCTTGGACTTGAATCGATTGATCTTTCGTCACTGGCTATGGAAGGTGATACGAGGCGAGACATCTGGAAAGAGACTGAGGATTACGCGAAGCAATTTGATAGCAATAAAATCCCCATGACTGGTGGGCATGGTTGTCATGATCGTGTGTTCAGCTACTTATCCTATGCAGTGCTAGTGCATGGCGTAGGTGATGAGTTGGAAAAGGCTGGTCGAGAGTTCATGGAGAAGTTTTATGAAGAGCCGTTACCCGAACATAAGTTTAAAGTTAATCTCGATTCTGTTCGAGAGAAAGAGATGCGGAACCACCCAGAGAGATTCGACATTGAAGGTAATTATATTCCTCGTGACCAAGGTGATGCAGATGTTGCGTTCACTTTGGATGTGGATGAAGAGGAGAAGGAAGATGAATACATTATCAAACCGCTCACTGTTGCTGATGCTGATGCGCTGATCGAAGAGGCTGCAAGTTTTAAGTACCTGATCGAGCCATGGTTAAGGAAGGGAAGCATTACTCAAATCTTTGGGTACTCAGGCCATGGCAAGTCGATGTTCTGCCAACACGCTATGTACCATCTGGCTGTTGGTAGAGCGATGGGAGCGTATGAGGTGGAGAAGCCAGCTAATGTTCTTTACTTTGATTGGGAGAATGGCAGGGCAACAATCGGCAACATGCTTAATCGTTTTCGCAACTCATTCGGATCGACTGATAAGTTTAAAATGTGGACTCCCTTTATCAGCCAGAACGAGATCAACTTGAATGATCAGAAGGGACTCATGGAGTTCCAGAAGTGGGTGGTTCAAGTTAACCCTGATGTCGTAGTCATCGATACAGTTCGCTCTGCCTTCAGTGGCCTAGAAGAATCCAAAGCGGAGAGCTGGGCCAGAATGAATAGCATCTTACTCAAACTCCGCAACGCAGGGTTCGCTGTCATCTGGCTGCACCACAGTAACAAGCCTAGTGAGAGCGGCCTTGGTCGTGAGGCTGGGAGTACCAACCAACTGACTGTGGTTGAAACGCAGATGCGTGTCACGCAAGTGTACGAAGACAAGTCTACTGCTCATCAAAACGCTGGACTGTTTGCTCCAGATGTAGCGGAGCGAGAGGGAGGCAACTGTGTCTTCCAAAGGTTTCGTCAGCAGATACCTCGTAACGCAACCATGACTGTTGTGATGGAGCTGAGATACGGAAAGGTGCGTGAGTGGTCTGACCTTATGGAGCGTGTGATGTATGTTGGATTCGCACGAGACGAGCGCGACAACTCAATCGTTGTGACTTCAAGATCACCAAAGCAAAAGGCTGAGTGGTACTACGAGAACAATCGTACACTGGAGAACATTGCTGATTCATTGCACAGACCAATACGGACGATCCGTGAGTGGGTGGGCGAATGATTGAAGCTGCGTTTTGTTTAGCATTGAATGTTTATTTTGAGACGAGGAGCCAAGGGATAGCTGAGATGATCGCTGTCTCTGAGGTGGTGATGAATCGTGTTGAGTCACCAAAGTATCCTGACACTGTATGTGGAGTGGTGAAGGATGGAGTGTACTGGAATGGGTATCCCATCAAACACAAATGCCAATTTTCTTGGCACTGTGATGGAATGTCTGATGTCCCTACAAATTTAAAAGCGTGGGAGTTATCCAAGCAGGTTGCCGAGGGTGTATTGCTTGGTCGCACGAAGGGTTCAGTGGGAAAAGCCATTCACTATCACGCTGAGTACGTTTACCCTGCATGGGCGAAGGTTCGTCCTATCGTAGGGAAGATTGGAAAACATATTTTTTACGAGTAACGGACGAAAGTTGTCAATCAATCTACTCATAATGGATGCCTCCAACACATACGGACATTCATTATGAGCTTACACAAATCCAATTCAATCGCACTAGCCAGAACCCATGTAGGTGTAGCCCTCAACAACGCGATGTCTGACGTTATGGGAGAACCCTTGCGTGAGATAATGTCTTTACTCAAGAGCGGTGACATCGACTCCACTACTGCTCTCATTGATGACACCATGGAAGACTGTCATGACCCTCTCATAAAAGACCATCTTCATAAAGCGTATGGATATTTGCAGGACATTTCTTAGGTCAAAAAAAACCAGCGAAGGAGGGACGCTGGCGAAACACTGACTAGCATCAGTGGACTGCTGGGAGCAGCAAAGGAAACTATTTAATTCGTGTTACCACACCATCATCATCAACCATCTTGATCACCTTGAGTGGGCCGAAGGCTTCATTGAGTGCATCAAATCCTTCTACTGCCCAAGCAAACTTCTCTCGGTTCGCCTTACGTTTCTCCTCAGATTTCGTAAGTTGCTGATTTGGTTTCATATTTTCACTAAGTTGTTTCAATTTTTTAGTTTGTAAATGAGTAGAGGAAAACTAGGTAGAGAAAAACTTGGTTAACCTTTGAACGAATATCTCTGCGAAGTGAAACGGGAGCAGAAAGATATGAGCTAGTGTTACCTGTGTCTTGGTTACTTTAAAAACTAAAAAATAGGGTAGCACGGATCGCTTTATAAAGCAAATTTTTTAATCATCTAAATGATTACAACGTAGCATTACATGATAGTATTAATCCCTAAGTAAATTATTCTTAGGAGATGTGCAATGCCAAAGAAAGTTGTCATACCCAAACAGTTCATGCGCTGGCTTAGAGAGAACCACGAAGACTATACTCACAAGCAACTGGCTTCCAGAGCTGGCTGTTGTGTAGACACCATGAAGCGTCTCCTCCACAGAGAAGGACTCCAAACATTCGAGGGAGCTAAGTACGTTGCCATCAACGAGAACCCACTGAAAATGTGGGATAGACCATGTATCCGATGCAAGTGTACAAAGTCTCGACCTAAGAACCAATACATCTGCTCACCCTGCTGGGGCAGAGAATACGAAGATGTCTAAGCCTCC